TGCTACTGCTCACCGCTATTTCTGGAGTGGAATCATTTGCAGGGCCACGGATATGCGTCACGCCCCCAGTTCCAGACCCAATGTAAGTATTGGTTCCTTCCGTTATGACGGCGTACTCATCGCCAGTCATGTTTGCGGTGCCAAAAAATGCGAAGCTAGAATTAGATGGCCAAGCGCCTATTTTAGCGCCGCCATCGCCACCATCAGCCGTCACCGTGCCGGTTACGTCGATGCCGGAGGAGGTGGTGGCGAGTTTGGGTGCGTTGTTATGATAAAGAGTTACTGCACCATCAGCCGCCCCCAACATCAGGCTTTCAGTGCCAGCAGCATTTTTTACACTCAAGGCATCTGTCTGAATAAACAAAGTGCCTGTGTCGTTATCAAGGAAAGCGTTGTTACCGTTATGAAATAGCGACATATCACTGTCAGCACCAAAAATGGCCTTGTCGTTGTCGCCGAAGTTGATCTGCGCCACCGCCTCAGTGCCGTTCGCGAACGCGCCAAGCTGCCGGGTCAACTCGCGCATCGAGTTATTGACGGCGCTGGGGAGCATGCCCTCCGCAATCGAGATGCCGCCGATGTCGGTGTTGTTGCCGGCGGTGGTGCCGTCGTAATCTGAGAGTTTATCCTTAGACATTTCCTACCTCACGGGGCTGGCGTTCCGGGCGCGTTGAACACGTCCATATTGATGGTGTCAGATGTTGGGACGTTTGTGTTGCCACTACCCGAAACCGCCGGGTGCGACCAAGACCACGAATTAGATGACTGGTTGTCCGCCGTCGCGACCTCACCGTCCGTAAAGCTGCTATCGTCAGCCCACGGTGACATCGTCATGTCCAGCGTCTGCCCGGTATTGTTTGTGATGGTCAAGTCATAGACAGTGTTCGTCTGGGGGTAGCTAAATGAACCGTTACTCCCATCAGGGCCGAATATTATGTAGCTCACACCGTCGGAGCCTGTCCAAGTGCCGTTCCCCCCGCTAAACACGGTCGGCCCAGACGGGGCTACTATGACCGACTGACTGTCATCAGAGGTGCTGACCGTCATAGTCACAGTGACCGTGCTTCCCCCTGCGGTGCCGGTGTCAATCGTGAAGTTAGTGCCAGCGCCGCCATAGCCGCTCCCGATTGTGGTTACGCCGGTGTCGGTGGCGACGGTCACAGCGACGTTTCCAGTCGTGTCGGAGGCCGTGCCGCTGGCCGACGCAGCGTCAACAGCGGTGTCAGGCACTTGATCGCCGCCGCGATAGTATTCGCTCATGCTGATCGGGTTCTCCCCACCGTAGTAGGTCTGAACCTCGCTGAGCGATATCTCGTTACCTGCTCCGCCGTTCACTGGCATTAGACTGTCCCGAAGGCTGTCACGTCATCGGCTGACGTGATGTGGCCGTCGTCCTCAATTTTCAGGACGGCGGTGTTGTTGTACTTGAAGATGAGGTGGTCGTTGCCGTCAACCTCGATTGTCCAGTTGTTTGTCGTGCCGTTAAGCTGGAGGTCTTTTGCGATCTCGACGTTTCCGGTGCCGTTTGGCGAGACGATGACGTTGCCGTTAGTGTCGGTGCTTGAGAGCGTGTTGCCGTCTAGCTTCAGGTTGTCAACCGCGACTGCATCAACCGCCTCGGTGCCGTCGGCGAAGTCGGCGAGGTGGCTCATGATTTCCCTGAGCGAGTTATTCAAGTCGCTGGGGACCATCACGCCCTCGGACAGGTTGATCCCGCCGACGTCGGTGTTCGAGGCGGCTACATTGTCGTACTGGGACAGCTTGTCCTTGGCCATCTTGTGTGTTCCTTCTTTGCTGCGCTCAGTTTATCACGGCGCGGGGGTTATGGGTATGCCGGTCCGAGAAGCAATTCCTGCGTCGGCCCTGCGATTTGCTCACTCAAGAGGCCCGCTGTTGCTGGCGCTCTCATAACTGCGCCCGTTGCGGGAATTGCCAGCCTGCTAAGAAAAGCCTGACCGGGACGAGTGTAAAGACCGCGCCCCGCAAGTCCCAAGCCAAGAGCGCCCGCTGCGCCCTCTTCTGTCATGCCGAAGGGCATTCCGCCAACCCCTCCAGCGCCCATCAGCGCCATAGAACTCAGCAATCGCGGCACAGTGCCGCTTTCGGGAAGTCCACCGCCCATTGTGCGCTTCAGGACTTCAGCAGGGCGCTGCATGCGCGCCTCACCAGCCTCAAGGCGTCCCAGTCCCGTCGCGCCAAGGCGTCGCTCCTCAGCCCGCACCGCGCGCAGAGCCTGAGCCGGGGTGAAGGCGCTTTCGTCTGCCATAGAGGCGGCGCGGCGCAGCGGCACATACTTGCTATATGCGGTGTCTAGATTTTTTAGACGGTCTGCCTTCTCAGGGAATTGCTTTGCGAAGATGCCGAGCAATGCTGCGTCAACCTGATCAATAGCATCGGCACGGGCGAAGTTGTTTTGCCGAACGGCTGCCGCAGCATCTTGTCCCAGCTTTGATTGGATGTCCTTCAGGGCCGTTGCCGAGATTGTGTCGTTTTCATCAGCCGCGTCCGTTAGTTTATCAAGCACAACTTGTTCTAGGTCTTCCGCCGCCGCCTCTTGCTCCTTGCCGAGGCGCTTCCTCGCTGCCTTCGCCGCCTGCTCAACAGAGTCAAGCGTCTCGTCGTCCAGCTTTATTCTTGCGTCCGAAAATACATTTTCATATGCGCGCCGAATTTCAGCCCTAGCCCTGCTGGCGGCAGCGCGCGGTGTCATCGTCACAGGGATAGTGACGCCAATATCCTTGAGCGCGCGGTTGTATAGAAAGGCTGGCGTCTGCTCAATCGCTTGCCTTTGCGCCTGCTTGATCCCAGCGCCCATAACTGGGAAGGACGTCAGCGCCTCCTCTGCCGTCTTGATCCCGCCGCCATAAAGCTGGCCGGGCGTCAGCCTAATGCCAGCGGCTTGCAAGGCACGTTGAGCCGCAGGAATAGCTGGGGCAGCGGCAGCACCGCCTGCGCCTATAGCACCGCCGACCATCATCCCGGCCGGAATGTCTCTGCCCTCTTCTGCATACCCTGCGCCAGCAAGCGCTCCGCCTGCCGCGCCAGCGCCGATCATAGCTTTTGCGCCGCCGCCAAGAACCTTAGCCAACCCGCCGGGGGTCAGCAGGGATGATCCGATTTCAGTGAAGTACGCCTCTGCTGATTTCTCATCGCGGAACCGCGCCATATCTGATCTGATCTTGTCGCGCAGCGCTGTGTATTCCGCGTCGCCGAGAGAGCCAAGAAACGCCTCAATCTCGTCGCCAAACCCAAGTGTTAAGCCTTGGAGCGCGGCGCGCCCCATATCTCTGGCATAGTCGCGCGTTAGACGCTCTTCTACACCCCTGATGACCGGTTCGCTTACTCCGCGAACAAGTCCGCCGAACATCTGCTCTGCGGTTGGCGCTTGATCAAGATACTTGAAGTTCATTCTGTAATCTCCACAAACCTGCCGCCTATGTAAGCAAAGCCAGTCAGACCAGCGGCTTCGGCCTCAGCCTCATTTGCGTAAATGTATGGATTGGTGCGAGAGCCTTTGTCAGGCAACTTGGTCGGGACGACGCGATCAACCTTAAAATCATATTCCTTCGCAAGGCTCCCGTAAAACTCTTCCCTTTCTGTCTGATCGGCTATGTATGGCAGGAACAGCCGCCGACCCGAAGAAATGAAGTCTAGCCTTTGCGTCGGCGTCAAACGCTCACCTGTGCGTAACCTGTTCCAAATATTCCTGACCCGCTCAGGGACGCCTGCGGCGTTAGATGCGCTGGCCTGCTCGTTCTCCCTAACAACTGATCCGGGGTCCAGAACTTTCATGTAGCCAAATATAAGTGCCAAATCTTTGGCAGCACTCGGCTCTCCAAGGGAAGACTCTTGCAGTTTTTCAAAGCCAAGTTTTGCAGTCACAAACTTCTCACTCTGATCATCATATTCCTTGCGGAGAGTGCTTTCGCCTTTGACATCCGGCAGCAAAGCCTTTGCCGCTTCTGCCTGTGCCTTAGCCTTTTCTGCGGCAGCGTCAGCCTCTATCTCTCGCTTTTTCAGATCAAGCTGTGCCTGCCTGTATTCCGCTGTTGCTTCATCTGCGCGTCGCTGTCTTTCCGCCTCAGCCTCAGCCGCTTTTCTCTCGCGCTCCGCAGCTTGCGCGCTGCCATAAGCCTGCAAACCAGCCGCGCCCATCCGCGCCAGTATCTGCCCGGTCGAGGTCGGCACGGGCTGCGGCCCAGCCTGCTCAAGGCCGGTCAGGGCGGCGGACATGATGCCCATACCCGTGGGCGAAGTCAGGGGCTGGCGGAAGGCCGTGCCAAGGCGCTGACCGATAGTGGGGGATGGCGCTGCGGGTGCTGCGGGGGCTGCGGGTGCTGGCATCTGCTGCTGACGCGCGGCTTGTTGCGCCCGCATACGATTTGCGGCCTCAAGGCGCGCCCCAGCCTGACGCGCAATCACATCGCCAATGCTAGGCGTCGGCGCGGTGCTTGCCGTAATGCCTGACGCCGGAGTGATGCGGCGCATGCCCGCCTCTGGCTGCCTCGGAATAAGCTGGCCCTGCGGGCCGACAGTGTAGGCGTCCCTGCCGCGAAGGGTCAGGTCGATGCTGCCGGTTGGCATAAAAGCAAGTTGTCCGGGTCTAATCGCCATTATCTACGCTCCAAAAAATCCTGCCGCGCCGCCGAGAAGCCCGCCGTAGAGCGGATCGAAGCCCTTCACCTGCCCGGCCAACATCGCGCCGCCTAGCGCGCCCGACAGGCCACTCGCCAGTGGATTGCTGTAGTACGGCGTGATCTGCTGCGTGCCAAGCTGACCGCCCTGAACCGAGGCGAGGTAGTTCGCAAGCGCCGCCTGCGGTGCCTGCTGCTCGAACTGAAACTTCTCGATATCCGCGCTCAACTGCGCCTGCTCCTGCGCCTCGCGGGCAGCGCCGACACCGGCCAGCGTCTCAAGGTCAGCGAAGCCGAACTGGCGCGCCGCAGGTGCCTGCTGGATGGCCGCCTGCTGTGCCTGATAAGCCATCGGCGCGAGCGCCTCAGCGACCGCGCGCTGCTGGTAGCCGGAGCCGTAACGCCCGGCCTTAGCCGCCTGTGTCTCAACCGCCTCAACCGCAGGGCGGAACGCGGCAGCCTGAAGCGGGTTCGTACCCATCAGGTTCTGCATGACTACGTCCTGAACCGCACCGATAAACGGCGAGCCGGTAATAGCCTGCTGGCGCAAGCCCGAAAGTGCCATCTCGGTCTCAGGCGAGAAGCCCACAACCGTCTGGCCGGGGTAGTATTGCATCGGACCCTGCTCGTAGAGGCGCTTTGCCTCGGCCAGCCCGAACTCCTTGAACGGAGCCGTGGTCGGGTCCGTAATGGTCTGCGTGACCTGCCTTGTGGTTCCGCCGCCTTTACTCATCACTGAAATCCTTCATCAATACCACCGCACTCTCGCGATAGTCTTTAAGTTGTCGAGACCAACCCCTGCGCCCGATGATCTCCATCCCGTCGCACCCTTGCGTCTTGGCCCACGCACTGAGTGCAACCTCCGCTTGCATCAACTCGTCGAGGTCACCGCCCGCAAGCCAAATCCGGCACATCGCCTTCTGCGGGTAGTCAACCACCTCCGTCACTATAGCAGACCTTTCCAGCGGAAAGAACTGGGCCTTGCCCTCTTGTATGAACTGCCACACATCCTCGATTGTGTGCGAGCCGCCCGCATATTCCAGCGCGTCCTCGATGTAGCGCCGGCATCGCTGCCAGTGGTCTTCCATACGGTTTTCACCCGATAATAAGGTAGGCGAAGTCAGCATCATGCCCCTGATTGTCGTGATTGATTACCATCGTGCCGTCAACACTGGAACTGTCAATGTATGGGTTGTGATGATGCGGGCTATGGTCGACGCCAGTGAAAAACACCAGCGACGAGGTTGAATAGCGGGGCTCGCTTATGGTGGTCTGCGTCGTCGTCGCCGGGAGCGTCACATAGCCGACGCTGTTAAGACCGCCGTTAATCGTGCGGTTCAGAACCTCGGCGATCTCGCGGGTTGTCGCGGTCACCGGGTTGAGTATTCGGAAGTTGGTGGTGCGCTGCTCTGTCGTCATCGCCGGCCAATCTCCCGCGCCTCAATGTCAATGCCGAGCGCCTTGTTCCAGCCACCCGATATTGTCATGCGCGCCCGGTGGTAACGGCCCTGCGCCCTGAATGGAGAGAAGCCGGCGCTGTTGGGCGAGGACGCCGCAGTGAACACTGGCGTCGCGTCCTGCGACGCTCTGGTGCCGATCGCTAAGGTCACGTCGCCGCCCTCATAGTATGGATAGACGCGCGTAATCAGCGAGTGCTTGCCAGTGGACAGCGGTGCCTCAGCGGTCTCAATCGTTGCGGCAAGCGGTGAGCCGGTGAATGTATAAATCTTGTCGCCGTATGCGCCGCCGAAGAAATACTGGCCGCCCTTGAAGAAGCGGCTGTCTAGCTGAACATTCAGACCATCAACCGTTGCTGAAAGATTATCGAGTGCGTCAACCGTGTATCCGGACGAGAACATCGGCGCGAGCAGGTCGGCCTCCACCTCAGCCAGCGACCACTTGTTCAGCACATAGTTGTACATGATGATTTTGTCGGGCTGGCCGGACGGGGACTGCGTCGAAGTGTAGGACCACATCGCGACCTCGTTGATCGGGTCAACCGACGCGGACATGCGGTAGTCGTAGTTGCTGTCAAAATCTTCCTTGAAGAAATTGTTGATTTTTTCGCTTCCGATGGCCGTGGCGCGCTGCCCGTCGAACGCATAGAAGCCATCGTTCGCGAGAAAGAACACGACGGACCCGACGTTGCAGACGCTCTCCTTGAAGGCGCAGCCGCGCTCCGCCACGACCTTGTCGAACTGCCAAATCAGCGGCGGGCCGGTGTAGGTGGCGCGGAAAATAGAGCGCTCGGTGAGGATCGTCGCGTATTCGCCGCCGACCAACCCGGTAATAGCGCCACTGTCCGGCAGGTTCTGGAAGTCGCTCTGATTGACACCAGCGACCCAACTTGTCGGATCGTTGAACCCGGACCAATAGCACTGGTAAGGCACGCGGCCCGCGCCCGCGTCAACATTCGCGGTCCACACAAAATCGCGCACGACGGCGATGAACTCGGCCTTTGGTGGCGTGCCGGCGAGGTCAGCAAAGGCGCTGGACGAGCCAAGGTTGAACGCCTGCAACTCCTCGCCCACGCCGCCGGCGGCGATCACGTCGTCGCCGAACTGGACAAAGCGCCAGCGCTCGAAGTCAGTCAAGTCGTAGCCGCCGACCTTGCTGATGTCGTCGAGGTCGTTGTCAACCGACGCATGAAGGTACAGCTTCGTGGCGTCGCCGGCGAACAGCTTTGTGTTGCTGGCGTTGTCCTTCGCCGCGAAGATGCCCTTGATTGTGCCGGTGGCAGCGTTTGAGTACGGCACAAAGCTGCTCATCGAGTGATAGCCGTTAGCCGCCGGCAGCACGTTAGTGGCCACCGTCACGCCGGGGTTCAATAGGTCAGCCTGATCTGGCAGCCATTCGCCGAACTGTATCATTTGACGGCCCACCTCTCTGTGCCGGTGGACACTTCAGTCCACGCTAGGTTCGGGATGATCTCGCTCAGGTCATCCAAATCTTCGAGCGACCCGTATGTGTCGAGGCTGTCCATAGGGCCAAGCTCGTCCAAGTCTTCAAGCGTTGCCGGGAACGCCAATATGTTTGTCCACGTCTCATTCTCTGACGGGACGACGCTCCACCTGTCGCCGAGGCGCTGCGCTATCGCTGACACTGTGACAGCCAGAGAGGCAGCGCCAGAGTTCACAAACGTCACTGCGTTGCCGCTTGCTGCGGTCACGGCGGCGCTGACGGAGGACAGAACGCCCCTGATCGAGAACGCCACGCCCGTCGCAGCGCCCGACACTGCGGCGCTTGCATCGAATGTCCTGATGCGGAGGACCGCAGCCGTGCTGGTCACGGCAGTGGAGACAGACGCAGTGAAGCGCGCGATGAACGACGCGTAGGCGGCAACGGATGCGGCGCCCGTAACTGCGGCGGCGAAGGCGAGGATACGCTTGACTGTGGTGGTGGCAGATGCGGAGAGAGACACGGCAGCGGTCGGCTGCTGGAGCGTCAAGCTGTCAAGCTGCTCCAGATTGCCGAAGCTGTCGATGGCATCCATCGTACCCCAGTTATCTAACTCCTCAAGCGTCGCCACAGAACGCTCCTTTAGTCGGCGCTGATGTCGAGGTCGCCCGCGTCAATCTTCAGGATGTCGCCGCTCTCAATCGTCTTCGCGGTGGTGAACGCACCGTGGATCAGCAGGTTGCCGCTTGACGCCGCGTCAAAGATGCCGAAGTGCGAGACGCTGCCCCACGAGCCTGTCACCGCAGCGAACTGGATCGCCGAGGCGTTGTCGGCGGTGCCGGACGCAGCCGCGTTGAAAGTGGCCGCGACACGCGCGTAGCCCGACCCGCTCAACTCGGTGCCGCTGTTGTCATCGCCGAAGCTGCCGGTGGACAGGCCGACATATACGGCGCTTGGCATCGTGTAGGACCCGGTCCCAAGGATGTGGTCGAGAATTTCATTCTCAAGGTAGTTTGACATTGCAGACATGCTAGTTCTCCGCTGCTACGTTCTGGCGTTGGTACACTGATCTCACAGCGAGGGGTCCAGTACCATAGAACGACCTGTCCTCGTCAATGTGTATCTCCTGAATGATGCGCGTGAATTTTGCGTCGTACTGCGACGATCTGGCCTCATCCAGAAGGTATGTATATGCCTCAGTCAGCGCGCCGTAAAGATAGAGGTCCGGGTGGCGCGTGAAGGCGATCGGCGTGTTTGTGTCCGACAGCGCCGGCAGCGTGCCGGTGTAGACGATCTCGGCGGTGTAAGCGGCGTCCGGCACGGGGCGCAACTTCATCTCCAGCCCCACGACGCTAAATGCCTTGGGCTTGCCGTTGCCAGCGCTGGAGTAGCTGGTGTCGAGGCTCGACGGGCTTTGGTATGACAAAACCGTAATCGGCGTCGTGTTGAGCTTAACCTCGCGAACCTCGCGCAAGTCCGTCGGCAGCGCGATGTACTCGTCGCCCACCTCAAGCGTCGCGGTGGCGCGCTTCTCTTGCTCCCGCGTCTCAAGCTCGCGGGACACGCGGGCCTCGGCCAGCTTAATGAAGTCGGGGATGACGCCGGTCAGGTCGTCACGCGCGAGAAAGCTGGCTATCGTGGCCTTTAGTTCGCTGTATGTTGTAATAGCCATTATAACATTCCGCCGCCTGTCCTAAATGCTCGGTTCTCGCTGTCGTTAAGCCAAGCCTTCCACGCCTTTGGGTTTTCGCGGATCGGGCCGAACTTCTCCAGAAGATGATTGTACACGACGTTCGGGATTTCGGCCACATGCTGTAGGTGACGCTGCGTGTTGCCAATTAGAGAGCCGGGCTGGTAGTCGTCGGACATCTGCTTGTTGATTTTCAGCAGGTCGCCAAACTCCTGCCGCTGCTCAATGACAGAAGACCCGTCGCTGTTCTGTTGCAGGGTCACTTCCTTGCGGGTGCGCGGGTCGGTGTAAAGATATCTTTTCATTTTGCCCCCATAGAGAAGGGGGCGACCGAAGCCGCCCCCTAGCTAGATCAGGAACCGCTGAGATCGAAGATCGCGGCGTGTGCCTTCGGCGCGGTCGGCTTGAGCGCCCACTCGCACAGAATGTGGCTGTCCGTCGCGTCGCCGGTCTTGGCGAGGTCTTCCTCAAGGAAGTTACGACCGTTCAGCGTGCAGAGCGACACGAAGTCCGGGTCGATCAGGAAGACGCGGTCGTTGCCCATAAAGCGAGACGGGGTGGCCTCAACCGTGCCGAAATCGCCGAGGAACACCGAAGTCGAGCCGACGTAGGTGGTCTCTTTGGCCGCAGTCATGTTCACGTCGTTGCTGACAAGGTTACCAGTCGCGGACAGGTCCGAGAAGTTCGCCTTGTTAGTAGCCGACATGACCATCATGCGCGGGTTACCACCGTCGGTCCAAGCGTCCTGCTGCGCGTCCTCGATGAGGGCGAGCGTCAGGGCGCGATCCGTACCGCCAGTGATGGTGTCGGAGCCGTCGCCAGTACCGAAGGCACCGTCGCCAGCACCAACCGAACCGTTGGTCATCCAGCAAGACAGCGAAGCCGACTTGCGGGGATCGGACGCGGAACGTGCAACGTCAGTGTCGCCGATCATCTTTTCGATGTCGCGACGCAACTCAAGGCCCTTCAGAACCTTCTGATAGTTGTGTTCACGCTCACGGCCTGCTGTGTCAACTGCATCCAGAGTGCCGGAGGTCGCGAAGACCTTCTTGGAAATCTGGTGGTAGTTACCCACGCGGCTGGTCGGCGTAGCCGCAGCAGTCGAAGTGTCTGCACCTTCGTTGTGGTAGTTCGTGGTGCTGGCGGCTGCCAGTTCCTGAACTTGCCACTCGGTAAAGATACCGTTCGAGGTCTCCTTCTTCACGTTGGAGAAGATCGGTGTTTCAGCAGGGTCGCATTCTATCCCAGCCTTTCGGTGGGGGTGGACTATATCATCACTCCGGGTTGGAGTGCCGGACGCTCTAGCCTGTTATTAAGGGGGCTTCACCCCTCAGGTAGTCTCTGAACCTTCCCCCGGTGTACCGAGGGCTTGGATGCTGATTGCCATAGCTTGCGCCTTAGGGTTCCAGCAGTTCATCCGGTTTAGACCGCACCTACCCTATCTAATGCGGTAAATCACATCGGCAAGCTGTTCGCGCTCACCTACGGCGGCGCTAGTCGCAAAAGTCGTCATGACTTTGTCCTTTCAAGTTGCGGGGCTACTTGCGCCCCATTAGATACTCAACAGCGGCATCCACCGTGCCAGCGCTTTCAAAACGCTTGCGGGCTTCTTGCCGAGAACGGTTAGCAACTTCGCGCTTGGTCTTTGGTCGCCCTGCCTTGGCCATCTTCGGTGCTTTGCGGGTGCGTTTCTTGGCGTCGGGGGCCTTCGACTGAAGCTGGTCCCAGCGCCACGCCTTGTAGAGAAGTTCGATTGCGCGCGCATCAGATGCGTTCGCGATCTCCTCTTCACTAAACCCGATCCGCTTCTGCGCGTAGGAAATCACTTCCTTGCGCTCCGCCTCGCGAACGTCGTCATCCTGCCACGCAGGGATGCGGCTCAGCATCTCGCCACGCTGCACCTCAAGGTGCTGGCGCAGGTTCTGCTCTTGCTCGCGAGCCTGTTCCGACGCGATGCGCTGACGTTCGGCCTCGACCTGCTTCTGGTATTCCTTCTGCTGGTCGAACTCGGCCTTCGCCAGAAACAAGTCACGCTCGGACATCGTCTCGGCCAATGCTCTCCAGTCAGGTTCCTGTTGGTTTGCCTGCTGGATTTGGGCAGCCAACTGATCAAGTTGCTGCGCGTAAGCGTCCCGAAGTTGTCTCGTCTCAGCTTGCTCGGCCTCAAAGGCTTTGCGCTGCTCGGCTAACTCCATCGAGCGCTTAGTGTACGCCTGCTGCCGCGAATAACCGTTCTGGAGTTCGTCGAGGGTTACCTCTACCTCTTGGCCGTCCACCTTTACGGTGTAGACCCCCGGGGGTTCCTCTTCGTACTCCTCGCCGTCATCCGCCTCGTAGGCGTCTTCGCCCTCGTCGTCCTGCTCGTAATCCTCTTCGGCGGTCGCGTCTGCGGTCTCCGCCTCCAGTTCATACGCCTCGGTCTCAGGCTGTTGAGGCTCCTGCGCCTCGGTGACCTCTTCCGCCACGGTGTCCGCTGGGGGCGTGTTCAGAAGAGAAACTGCATCAGTTAAAGAAATGGGGCCGGTTCCTTGCGGATTGTCGGACATTAAAAAGCTCCTAGTTTATGCGGCCATAGCGCCTGAACTCGTCAAGCTGGGCCTTTGCCAACTTACCATCCTCGACCACGCTAGAGAAGTACCCCTTGACAGCGCCAAGTGCCTGCATGAGGTGGAATAGTTTCTCGCGGGCCTCTGCATCATTGATGGCAGAGTTTTTCCACGCATCAATGAATTGCTCATCGAGGTACTCGAACGCCTCGATAAAAAGTTCGTTTCGCAGGAGCGCCTCAGCCTTGGCGGCGCGGTCCTGTCTCTCTCTTGCTTTGCCTTCGTTCATGTCAGCAGACTAAAATCCATCTGTTGCTGGGGCAGACCGTAACGGCGCTGGAACTCCAGCAGGCCGTCAGGCGCTTGATCTAACAGACTATATGTGCGCGTTGGCGTGCGCGGTTCAAGGGGCTGCATGACCGGCGCTTTAGTGTCCAGCCGGCACGCCTGCAAGTCCTCGTCGAAGATATATCCCTCCGGGCATTTCTTCTCATCCGTCACGGGGTCAATGACTGGCGGCACAAAGCCCTCCGGCTCCTCAGCCTCAAAGCCGGGGATGCCGTACTCCGCCGCGACGTCTGATGGCAGCGTGCGCCCGGTGTAAACCTGACCGCCGAACGGGCCGGCACCGAAGCTGCCGTAAAACTCGTCGCCAACAAATACCGGGCGGTAGTCGCCGCTGGTGATTTGCTCGTATCTGGTCGGAGCGCCGAGCAGGCCCAGCACCTTTGGCAGCGTCCCGAAGCTGTAATCTTGGCCCGGACCGCCCTGAAGGTATTGGTTTAGGGACGCCTGCTGACCGGGGGTGAGGGTTGAAAACGTGTCGGGGTATATGTCGGACCCCATCGGAACCGCCGGCCCCATACCAAAGTTGGTCATGCCCTGATACGCGTCCTGCAACTCCAGAGCCATTTGCTGCGCGGCAGCCTCAGCTAGGTTTGCCTGTATTTGCGCCATAACGTCAGGGCCACCATCATCTCTGGCCTGACCGTATGGGTCGCCGCTGACAACATTGCCGCTGCCAAACTCCGCAAACTCTCGCTCGGCCTCTCTCGCGCCCCGGCTCTCAAACATCCCTAATTCCTCGGCAGGTTGGTGGATATGTCGGCGTCGGTGACGGCCTTGGCCATACGCAGTTCCGCCTCAGCCTGCAACTCCTGCCGGCGCAACTCCATCTGCATCGCCATCTTCTCGCGCTCTAGCTGCATCTCCGCCTCCATCTTCTCGCGGGCAAGCTGGATGTCGGCCTGCGCCTTGGCGCGGTCCATCTCCATCTCCTGCTGTAGCTTGACCATCTCCGGGTCAGGCTGCGGAGCCTGCTGCTGCTGCGCCTGCATCATCTGCTGCTGGCGGATCATCTGCGGCGAATTGAAGAACTGATCGACATCCTTGAAGCCGCCAATTTCCGCAATCGAGCGCAGGGTGTTTACGTATTGCTCCATCGACACAATCGGGTTCTGCGGCCCCATCTGCATCAGGATTTGCTCCTGCTTGGCGGCGACCTGTGTCAGAAAAGCGATCTTCGTCTCGTCGTCCGTGGTGCCAAGCCCGACCTGAACCATCACGTCGAACTGCGACTTCCACTCCGCCGGATTAATAGGCACAAAGTTATTCCGCAGGCGGAAGACCTTCGGCTTGTTGTCGTGCTTCAGCACCAGATGCAGGATGCCCTTGAACAGGTCTTTCACGCCGGTCTC